TTGACAAAGAAATGCGGCAAAGATTTCCTGAAAAGTTTGAGCAGGAAGCAGAGGGAACACCTTCTACAAACGGAAGTGGAGAACAGGCACAAAAAACTGTAGTTTCTCCTGCGAAACGTAGCACTAGCTCTAAAAGAGTTGTGCTTACAAACTCGGAAGTTAGACTGGCTAAAAGGTTAGGTCTTTCCCCCGAACAATATGTTCGTGAAAAATTAAAGTTGGAGGTATAACGTGGAAGATAAAAAAACAGAAGGGCGAACTCGCACTACTAGGGAACATTCTTCCCGTAACACAGATAAACGACCTAAAAAATGGTCTCCCCCTGAATTGTTACCAAACATAGATCAGGAACCGGGAAAATCATATCGTTTTATCCGTGTAAGCAGTATGGGACAACGTGATGCCCAGAATGTATCCTCTAAGTTTAGAGAAGGATGGGAACCTGTAAAAGCATCGGAACATCCCGAAGCATTTACTATGCCTGACCCCAACAGTCAATTTAACGATGCGATAGAGATAGGTGGGCTGCTTCTCTGCAAAACTGACGAAGAGCTTACTCAACAGAGAGATGAGTATGTTGCCCAACGAACACGGCAAAATACAGAGTCTGTCGATAATAACTACATGCGTGAAGATGACCCTCGTATGCCTCTTTTTAAAAATAAATCTACTAAGGTTACTTTTGGAACAGGCAACGGGAAATAGCGCACGGTTTTAACTTTCTGTTAAGTGAGGAATTTTACAAATGGCTTATCCAACTGTAGATGCCCCATATGGATTAATACCAATTAATTTAATTGGCGGAACACCATATGCGGGTTCAACACGCCAGATAACTATAGCTTCGAACTATAACACCAATATCTTTTTTGGGGACGTTGTTAAAAGAGTAGCAGACGGAACTCTTGAAAAAGATACAGGTACTAGCACGACTGCTACTACTGGCGTAATCGGCGTATTTATGGGTTGTACTTTTACAGACCCTAATACAAACACTAAAACTTTTAAACAATTCTACCCTGCTAGTACAGTGGCATCTGACATCAAGGCTTATGTAGTTGATGATCCTAATACGCTGTATAAAGTTGCTGTTGTATCTTCTGGTACAACGATAGCTGGCACAGGGTATACGTCTATTGGTAGTAATGCTGCATTAGTACAAAATGCAGGTAGCACGGTTACAGGTAACTCTAAAGTTGCCATTAACGGTATTGCTACTACATTAACTTTACCAATGCGTATTGTGGACGTTGTTGAAGAAACAGCGGACTCAAGTGGTAATTTTACAGAAGTTATTGTTAAGTGGAACGCACCTTATGAAGATAGTAATATCCAAAAAGGTGGACACGCTTATCATGTAGCTACTGGTCTGTAAGGAGGATTAAGTAAATGGCTATAAGTAGAGCGCAATTATTAAAAGAACTCTTGCCGGGACTTAATGCTCTTTTTGGGCTTGAGTACGCTCAATACGGTGAGGAACATCAACAAATTTTTGAGCAAGAAACTTCAGAACGATCGTTTGAAGAAGAAGCCAAGCTATCTGGTTTTTCAGCAGCGCCTGTAAAACAAGAAGGTGAAGCGATAACTTTTGACAACGCTCAAGAAGCATTTGCTGCAAGATATAACCATGAAACCATTGCAATGGGATTTTCGATTACTGAAGAAGCAATGGAGGATAACCTCTATGATTCTTTATCAGCTCGATATACTAAAGCATTGGCTAGAGCAATGGCTTATACAAAACAAACTAAAGCTGCAAATATATTAAACAATGCGTTTAATACTGATTTTACTTATGGGGATGGTGTTACACTTTGTAATACTGCACACCCATTAGTTTCAGGTGGCACAAACTCTAACAGACCAACTGTGGGATCTGATTTAAATGAAACTTCTTTGGAAGCATCAGTTATTCAAATCTCTAACTGGACTGATGAGCGTGGTTTGTTAATTGCTGCAAAACCTAGAAAACTAATTATCCCTGCTGACTTACAATTTGTTGCAACACGTTTATTGCAAACAGAAAATAGAGTGGCAACAGCGGATAATGACATCAATGCGATTAGAACTATGGGTGTTATTCCAGAAGGATATTCTATAAACCATTATTTGACTGATACAAATGCTTGGTTTTTAACTACGGATATTCCAAATGGATTAAAACATTTTGTTCGTACACCTATGACTACAAGCATGGATGGAGACTTTGATACTGGAAACGTCCGGTATAAGGCTCGTGAAAGATACTCCTTTGGTGTATCTGACCCATTAGGTATATTCGGAAGCCCCGGATCATCCTAATATAAATTGTGGAGGGGGTACATAAGTACCCCTTTTACTTTATCTGGGAATAATTAGCCCTAGCGACTGTCCCAGCAGACGCTTACCAAGACTCTAGGGCGAAACCTTTGGTAAGGAGGAAATATAATGGCAGTACATTTTACTGGTCCAATCCTACACGCAGGAACTCAGAAAACTAGAGAGTGGTTTTTAAATTTACCTGCTTCAAATAATCCTGACTACGTTACGTACATGGATGATTTTACTGGCATTGCTCTTGACACTACAAATGACTGGACTCTAGTTAAAGATAGTTCAGCTACAGGTGCGATAGGTGCAGATGTTGAAAATGGTGCGGTAGTCTTAACTTCTCAAGCAACCACTGATAACGATGGCGCTTCTATTCAAGGTAACGAGATATACGCCCTATCTTCTACTCGTGATATCTGGTTTGAAACAAAACTATTTATTACTGATGCAGAAGGTGATGCAATGGATGTCTGTGTTGGTTTAACAGTTAATTTTGCTACTAATCCAGAAGCTATGTTAACTGCGGCTGACAGAATAGTATTTCAGATAGATGATGGTGATAGCAATATCGATTGTGTTACTGAAAAAGATGGAACAGCTACAACGACTGACTCTGGAATAGACATTGTAAGTGGTACTTATGTAACACTTGGATTTCATGTTCACGGCACTAGTAAAGTAGAGTTTTTTGTAAATAGAAATCTAGTAGCTACACACACTGATAATTTACCCGATGATGAAAATTTAACTATTGGCGCAATGGAATTGTCTGGTTCTGCTACAGGAACTAAGTCAATGACTGTTGACTACTTAATGACGGTTCAAAACCGATAAGGAGTAAACAATGGTTGAAAAGAAACAAAAAGCTGCTCCTAAAAAGACAGCGGCTAAACCTAAACCTGCAGATCTTCCACCTAAAGGAAGTGCAGAGTATAAGGCTTTAGTTTTACAAGGTATCATCAAAGAAAAATAGTGAGGTAAAATATGGCACAGTCAGATGTGATAGCGGTATTTTTTACTGCAGATGACAACGCTGCTGATAATGTCTCTGTGTCGGCTGCTGAACGACCTAACACTTCTTTCACTATAGGTGGCACAGATACTTCTGGTGGAGTTGCTACTTTTAGTGCTGGTAGAATTATTACATGCACTACAGCAGGTACTGGAGATAATGGTAAAACAGTTACTATAACTGGGACAGATGTTAATGGGGATGCTCAAACAGAAGTCATTACATTACCGGGGTCTGCTACTACTACAGCGGGAACTAAATACTTTAGAACTGTAACGGCTGCTGAAGCATCAGCACAACCTGCAGCTAATGTATCTATAGGTATGAGTTCTGCTGCAGGCGATGTAATTTTTGCAGGGCGTTCACGACTACAAGGTGCATTTATTGTTAATTCAGCAACAGCAGGAGTTATTAATTTTACAAATGCTTCTCCAGCAGGAACAGCTTTAATGAAACTAGGTACAGTAGCTTCGGCTACGGTATCAAGAGATATTACTGTGCCTGATGATGGTGTGGTGTTTCCTGATGGTGTGTATATACAATATACAGCAGCTACATTTACAAATATGACAGCATTTCATGCGTAGGAGTTTAGAATGAAAAAAGTAGGACCGAAAAGAATGCGTGGCGGTGGTATGATGAAGAAAATGCGTGGCGGTGGTATGATGAAGAAAATGCGTGGCGGCGGCATGATGAAAAAAATGCGTGGCGGCGGCATGATGGACAAAGAAATGAAGCCCATGATGGCTGGTGGTATGATGGGTACTACTAAAAAGGTTGCTGGTAAAAAAGCTGGTGGCATGATGGGCGCTACCAAAAAAGTTGGTATGAAAAAAGGTGGTCAGGTAAAAACCACTAAAAAAGTAGCTATGAAGAAATCTTCTATAGATGGTATAGCTAGGAAGGGTAAGACTAGAGGCAGGATGGTATAGGTAATATAAATGACTACTTCATCTACAGCGACATTTAATTTAGACCTAACAGAAGTGGTGGAAGAGGCTTTTGAAAGAGCTGGTTCCGAACTTAGGTCAGGCTATGATTTAAAAACAGCAAGGCGTTCATTAAATTTACTTTTTGCTGAATGGGCAAATAGAGGTATTAATTTATGGACGGTAGAAGAAGGAACTCAAGCCTTAACATCAGGCACTTCGACTTACAATCTTCCAGTTGATACAGTGGATCTTATAGAGCATTTTATTAGAACAGGGTCAGGCACAACACAGTCTGACCTCGTTCTAACTAGGATATCTGTTTCTAGTTATGCTGCTATACCCAACAAAAATTCAACAGGTAGACCAACTCAGGTATATATAGATCGTAAAAGTGGGGCTACTGAATCAAGCGGTGTTCAAAACCCTACTGTTACTTTCTTTCCGGTTCCTGATAGTTCTACTACATATACGCTTGTATATTATAGATTACGTAGAATTTTAGATGCTGGAGAGGGATTTAACACGATGGATATACCATTTAGATTTTTACCCTGTATGGTTGCAGGTTTAGCATATTATTTATCTATGAAGATACCGGGTTCTGAGCAACGTGTACCTGTTTTAAAACAAATGTATGATGAGGCTTGGTTACTTGCTTCAGATGAAGATCGTGATAAAGCGTCATTATTAATAACACCGCAGATATATTATGTGAGTTAGCATGGCTCAAAAATTTGCATCAGCTAAATATACTATTGCAGAGTGTGATAGATGTGGGTTTAGATACAAATTAAGACAGCTAAAAGAGATATTTATTCGTGCTAAAAAAACAAATATCTTAGTATGCCCTACTTGCTACGAACCAGATCATCCACAAAACTTTATAGGTATCTATCCTGTAGATGATCCTCAAGCTGTAAGAAATCCACGACCAGATAATTCTTTTGAAAGTTCTACAACTAATGTTGGCAGTAGAGTTTTTCAATGGGGGTTTTCACCAGTAGGGTTTAACGATAACGATGGGCTAACACCAAACGATTTAAAAGCAACTGGGCAAATAGGTTCAGTTACAGTTACAACATCATAGGAGTCTAATATGAAAGAACCAAATGTAAAAACAGAATCAGAACAACCAAAACCTGTTCCGGTTCCTAATATGTACGGATACCCTAATAATATGCCTAATACGCAAACACAAAAAACTCGTGGCACTGGAGCAGCAACTAAGGGAACTGGATTTAGTAAAAATTCAGATTAATAATTATGAATTATGCAAGTTTAAAAACAGCTATACAATCATACGTAGAGAATGAATTTACTACGACTGATATTAATGTGTTTATTACACAAGCAGAACAGCGAATATTTAATACAGTCCAAATAGCAAATTTACGTAAGAATGTAACTGGGTCTTTAACAGCAGATAATCAGTATTTAACTTTACCAGACGATTGGCTAGATACGTTTTCTCTTGCTGTGTTAGATGGTAGTAGTAATTATAATTATGTAATCAATAAGGATGTTAACTTTATACGAGAAGCCTACCCATTAGCAGCTTCAAATAAAGCATTACCTAAATATTACGGTTTGTTTGATGACACTACTTTAATATTAGGACCAACACCTGATGCTAATTATACAGTAGAACTACATTACTATTATTACCCTGAATCAATTACAGTTGCATCTAGTGGCACAAGTTGGCTAGGAGATAATTTTGACTCAGTATTATTATACGGTAGTATTTTAGAGGCTTATACTTTTGAAAAAGGTGAGCCTGATGTAATGGCAGCATATCAAAAAAGATATGATGAAGCGTTGCTAATGTTGAAACAATTAGCAGAATACAGAAATCGTAACGATACTTATAGAGCAGGACAAGGAAGAAGAGCAGTTGTTTAATATAAATGTAGAAGCAAACATAGGCACTCCAACCGTAGTTACTACAAAAAATAGAGGTATGGATGCAGAAGAGTGGGCAGAATTAGCAGTACAAAGAATTGTAGCTATATCTGCAGATACACCTATGCCTTTACGGGAACAAGCAATTGCATATAGAGATCACATAAAAGCTCTATTAATAGATTATTTTCATAAGGTAAGGCAAAGTGAACGGTCAACAATAAAAGTAATTTTAGAACAACAAGGACATGCTGATATAGCTAAAAACATAAAGGATATTTAATATGGCAATTTCACAAGCAATGTGTAGTTCTTTTAAAAAAGAATTATTAGAGGGCAAACATAATTTTTTAAATAGTGGTGGTAATACATTTAAGTTAGCCTTATATACTTCAAGCGCTAGTTTGGGTGCAAGCACTACAGCATACACTACAAGTAATGAAGTTAGTGGTACGGGCTACTCAGCAAAAGGTAATACTTTAACTAGAATAGATCCTAGTTTAGATGGCACTACAGCAATCACTGATTTTTCTGATACTACTTTTTCTAGTAGCACTATTACAGCTAGAGGTGCTTTAATATTTAACGAAGATACTACCGGAGATACTTCGGTATTAGTTTTAAATTTTGGTGGTGATAAAGCATCTAGTTCGGGGGACTTTACCGTTTCTTTTCCTGCAGCTGATGCAAGTAATGCAATTATACGGATAGCTTAAATACAGTGAGTGTTTTAACAGGTTACGGAAGAGGTGGTTGGAATAGTGGTCCTTACGGACAAACCGACACATCTGTTAGTGTTACAGGAGTAGTTGGTACTTCTGCTGTTGGTTCTGTCACCGTTGTTGAAGGAACAGGTATAACTGTAAGTGCCACTGGTGTTTTAGGCACAGGAGCTGTTGGTTCCGTTACCGTTGTTGAAGGAACAGGTATAACTGTAAACACTACTGGTGTTTCAAGCACGGGAGCTGTTGGTTCCGTTACTGTTAGTTTTGATTTTGTTGTAAGCGTAACAGGTGTAAACGGAACAGGACAAGTTGGCGATGTTAGCATAAAACTTGGCATGACTGTAAATGTCACCGGATTAGCTGGCACTAGTTCTGTAGGTAATGTAACAGTTAGTATTGATGCAAACGCAGTTGTTACAGGTGTTGCGGCTACAGGAGCAATACAGGGAGTTTTAGTTTGGGTTC